ATGATTGTATTGCGCGTCTTGCGGCCCGCGTCGAGGGAACAGTTATCAAAACTTTTCCACGTGGAAAAGTTGGGGGGTAATGGGAAAGTATTCATCGGGAAATTTTGGGCGAAAAAAAACCCCCCGATTTCTCGGGGGGTTCAGAGGGTGAGATTATTTGATCTCGATACCGGAGGCTTCAAGGTAAGACTTGATACCTTCAAGCAATGACTTGATTTCGTCATTGTCCCATGATGCTTCTAGGTCATTTACAAACCCTTCAAATTCGGCATCACGGAAACATGTTGCCAGTTTATCGGCAAACTCTTTTTTGCCCTTCGCGCTACCCTTCGCACCGGCGGCGGCTTGCCGTCCTCCGGCTTTCGTGCCGCCCCAGTCTTTGACTGGCTTGCCAGTCTTGACGGCTTCGCGGAAAAGACTCAGGTAGTTCTGAGCGGTTTTCTTAGCCCATCCGGCTTTCACCAGAGTATCAACGAATGACGTTGCAATGGCACATCCTGCACCATCCTTGCTGTAGCGTCCTACAACTACCTTGTCCTTGTGCAGGACGGCAATGCGCTTGTTTGCGCTTTCACGCAAGGCACTTGCCTTGTCGTCATGGGACTTTGCTTCCACTAAGTCAGTGGCAACGGAAGCGGCTTGTGCCGCATAAGAGAGCTTGGTCATAAAGACTTTCATCAACGCAGGTTAAAAGGATTATGTATCGAGCGCGTTTCCCCGATCCATGAATGGATTGTGAGGCAAATCAGTCTATATTGCACGACATAGCAACATGTTGACAGGTGGGGCGGTTGATTTTCCCACGGTGGGAAATTGGGAGGGGGCACCCCCTAGATTGGGCCGGTCATTTTGGGCAGGGCTATGCACTGTAATTTACTCAAAAGATCACAGCAAAAAATCTAAACCGTGCAAATGTTCAAACCCGGGCCAAGTTACACCCGTTAATACAACACCACAACATCTTGTAGGGTACCCCCTACGCATTTTTTACTCTGCATACTTCCCCCATTTTGGGGGAACACCCCCCGTCATCTTTTTTAATCACAAACCCCACCCCCCTATATTATTTTTTAAAAAACGTGTACACTCCGCCCAAATTGGAGCCACAAACCGCTACCCATGATTCTTGTTACACCAGAACTAGATGTCCCCCTGCCTTTCTCGCTAACTACCGAGGAGGCCAAAGACTTGCATGCACGAGCGCAAGCGGCATTTAATACCGTCGAATTTCTGACGGCCAACGGAATGCAACTACCCGCTGTCACAACTGCCGACCAGAAAGAAGCTCACGCTCAGTTCTTTGAATCCCCAACTGCGGGTAAAGAACTTAATACAGCAGCAGCCGTTTTGCTTAAGGCCATGCTGGACGAGTACGACGTAGAAGTTGTACGGAATGCTGCACAGGTTAGAAACTACGTGAAAATGCGGCTACTCATGCTGACAGGATCAGATAAAGAGTCCACCCAGTTAAAGGCGTTAGAACTACTAGGTAAAATGTCAGACGTGCAGGCGTTTACCGAACGGCTCGAAGTCAATGTCACGCACCGAACGACTGAAGAGTTACAAGCTGAACTGGCCAGTAAGCTGTCTTCTTATATGGATGGCATCATTGATGTGGAAGCCAAGTCCCTTGCAGTGCCAGAAGAGAAGTATTTGAACGGCGCACCTGCGGTGCAGGTAATTGATCTGGATGAAGAATTGGGTATGACCGGCAAAGAGTTGGACGAGACCGATGACTGAAGTTCTCGAAAAGACGAAACTTGAATTAGTACTGGAAAAGCTCCAGAAGCTGCCCGAGGCGCAGCAGCAAATACTGCTCAAAAAGTTTCCCAAAGACGAGCAAGAAGCCATCACAGAAATTCTGAGTGAGCTAAATACACGCAAGTTGCGTACTCTAGCATCTGATGACTTCATGGTGTTCATCAGGGAGATGTGGCCTAACTTCATTCACGGTCGGCATCACGAGAAAATGGCCCGGGCGTTTGAGCGGGTGGCTCGGGGCGAGTGTAAAAGGCTGATCATTAACATGCCGCCACGGCATACCAAGTCAGAATTTGCCTCGTATCTGCTACCAGCGTGGTTTTTTGGTAAGTTTCCCGGCAAAAAAATTATTCAGACCAGCCACACGGGTGAGTTGGCGGTGGGTTTTGGTCGAAAAGTACGTAACTTGGTGGACTCTGCTAACTATAAGAGGATCTTTCCGGCCCTAGATTTGCAGTCTGACTCAAAAGCGGCGGGTCGTTGGGCGACAAATTTTGGTGGTGAGTACTTTGCGATTGGTATTGGTGGTGCTGTGACCGGTAAAGGTGCGGATATTCTGATTATTGACGACCCGCACTCAGAACAAGAGGCCGCGATGGCCCAGTCAAACCCAGAAATCTACGATAAAACGTATGAGTGGTACACATCTGGCCCTCGTCAGCGTCTCCAGCCGGGTGGCTCTATTGTGATAGTGATGACTCGGTGGTCTAAACGGGACTTAACGGGTCAAGTGATCAAATCTGCGGCCCAAAGGTCGGGCGAAGAGTGGGAAGTGATTGAGTTTCCTGCCATTTTGCCCTCGGGTAAACCCTTATGGCCTGAGTTTTGGTCATTGAAGGAGCTACAAGCCCTAAAAGAAGAACTTCCAAACGCCAAATGGCAAGCGCAGTACATGCAGTCCCCCACATCGGACGTTTCTGCCATTGTAAAGCGCGAATGGTGGAAGATTTGGGAGCATGACAGCCCGCCTTCGTGCGAATTTGTCATCCAGTCTTGGGATACGGCGTTCTTAAAGACAGAACGGGCCGATTACTCTGCATGCACAACGTGGGGTGTGTTCTATAAAGACGATGATCTGGGTGTAAACCGGGCGAATATTATTCTCTTGAATGCGTTCAAGAAACGCATGGAGTTCCCCGAGTTAAAACAGCGGGCGTTTGAAGAATACAAAGAATGGGAAGTAGATTCGTTGATCGTTGAGGCCAAGGCGGCGGGATCGCCCCTAATATTTGAACTTAGGTCGATGGGAATCCCGGTGCAAGAGTTCACACCGAGCAAAGGTAACGATAAAATTGCGCGTCTGAATGCAGTGGCTGATATGTTTGCATCCGGACACGTTTGGGTGCCTAATACACACTGGGCAGAAGAATTGATTGAAGAGGTCGCGTCCTTCCCATCGGGGGAGCATGATGACTTGGTGGACTCAATGACTCAGGCATTACTGCGTTACAGGCGTGGTGGCTTTATTCAATTGGCGTCTGATGAGGAAGATGAACCAAAGTCTTTCCGCAGGAAAGAACCGTACTACTAAGGATGAAATATGGCTATTGAGAAGTCACTATATGCAGCGCCGCAAGGCTTGGAAGAACTGGCCGCGATGGACGAGGCATCCCCTCAGATTGAGATTGAAATTGAAGACCCAGAATCCGTAACCATCGGCATGGGTGATATGGAGATTGAGATTGAGCCTGATGCAGAATCAGAAGACGACTTTAACGCTAACTTGGCTGAGTACATCAGTGAAGATGTATTGCAAAGTCTTGCAGAAGAGTTGATCAGTGACTACGACGAGGACGTGGCCAGTCGCAAAGACTGGATGCAGACTTACGTTGATGGCCTAGAACTTCTGGGCATGAAGATTGAAGAACGCACAGAACCTTGGGAAGGTGCGTGTGGTGTGTTCCACCCCATGTTGTCTGAAGCTCTGGTGAAGTTCCAGTCTGAAACAATGATGGCAACGTTCCCTGCCGCTGGGCCAGTTAAAACCCAGATCATTGGCAAAGAAACACCCGCCAAGAAAGAGTCTGCACAGCGTGTGGCAGACGACATGAACTACCAGTTAACAGATGTGATGAAAGAATACAGGCCAGAGCATGAGCGCATGTTGTGGGGCTTGGGTCTGTCTGGCAATGCGTTCAAGAAGGTGTACTTTGATCCATCACTTGATCGCCAAGTGTCTTTCTTCGTTCCTGCTGAAGACATCGTTGTGCCTTACGGCGCGAGTAACTTAGAGTCTTCCCCGCGTATCACTCATGTGATGCGTAAGACTGAGAATGAGTTGCGTAAACTTCAAGTGGCTGGGTTCTACTGTGATGTTGATCTGGGCACACCTGACAACGTGCTGGATGAAGTTGAGAAGAAGATTGCAGAGAAGATGGGCTTCAGAGCCACTGCCGATGACCGCTTCAAACTGTTGGAGATGAACGTAGACCTTGACTTAGAGGGTTATGAGCATAAAGACAAGAAGGGTGAGAAAACTGGCATTGCACTGCCATACGTTGTCACCATTGAAAAGGGAACCAGCAACGTGCTGGCCATTCGTCGTAACTGGGAGCCAGATGATGAGACCTACACAAAACGACAGCACTTTGTCCATTACGGCTACGTTCCCGGGTTTGGTTTCTACTGTTTTGGCCTCATCCACCTCATTGGGGCTTTTGCTAAGTCAGGCACTTCTCTTATTCGTCAGCTTGTCGATGCTGGTACTTTAAGTAACTTGCCCGGCGGTTTCAAGACTCGCGGTATGCGGGTCAAGGGAGACGACACACCAATCGCTCCGGGTGAATGGCGTGATGCAGACGTAGCAAGCGGCACACTGAAAGACAACTTACTGCCTCTGCCGTACAAAGAGCCTAGCCAGACATTGATGGCATTGCTTGGTCAGATTGTTGAAGAAGGCAGACGCTTCGCTAACACAGCAGACTTGACGCTGAGTGACATGAGTGCGCAAGCGCCTGTAGGTACTACCCTTGCGATTCTTGAGAGAACATTAAAGAACATGTCTGCCATTCAGGCACGTGTTCACTACTCGATGAAGCAAGAGTTGGGACTCTTAAAGCACATCATCGCTGAGTACACACCAGACGACTACGACTATCAACCTACTGAAGGTAGTCGCAAGGCAAAGAAGTCTGACTATGATGATGTTGATGTCATACCTGTCAGTGATCCTAATGCGTCAACAATGGCGCAGAAGATTGTGCAGTATCAAGCTGTTCTTCAACTCGCACAGGGCGCACCCCAACTTTACAACCTGCCACTCTTGCACCGTCAGATGCTTGAGGTGTTAGGTATTAAAGACGCTAACAAGCTCGTGCCGATGGACGATGACCAGAAGCCGACTGACCCAGTGTCAGAAAATCAGAATGTGCTCAAAGGCAAGCCGGTTAAAGCGTTTCTTGCGCAAGACCACAAAGCTCACATTGTTGTGCACATGGCCGCGATGCAGGATCCCAAGATTCAGGCACTCTTGCAACAGAACCCGATGGCGCAAGCCATGCAGTCAGCCATGATGTCTCACATCAACGAGCACTTGGGCTTTGAGTAT